TCTAATTTTTCTAAATCTTTTAATAAAGGTTCAATAATGTTTTTTTGTAAATCCTCTAAACTTTTCCCTGTATTATCTACACTCGCATTTGTTAAAGCTTTCATTGAATCCGTATTTACGTCATATATCCTAAGTTTAAAAGTAGGGTATTTTAAATTTTCTATAGGCTCTAGACCATTAATCACCCTGTTTAAAATTAGTCTTTCTACTTCTGGGTTTAAGGTGGCGTATTTTTTTACCTGTGGTTGATATTTTGAATATAACTGTTTTTTTTCTTTTTCAATATCATTTGCTATATCGAACATCTGTTTTTGTATCGCACTTACATCTGCTTGAGCTATATCCCTATACTTATATGCTTTATTAACAATTGCCATAGGGTCTTTTGCATAAGCATCCACTATTTCTGGATAGTCTTTTTCAAGATAGGTTTTATTTTCTGATTTATCAACTAAAACAGAATCCATGCCAATGTCCAAGGTGGAATCAGTTTTACCTTTTTTTTGTAATTCTTCCGCACCTTTAGTAATATTTTTCTCTGCGGGTAACTTATAATCAATTTCGGTAGCTTTCCCCGTTCCAAAAGTTCCTTTTTCTTGTGGGTTAAGTATAACCGCATTAATGATATTACGACCTTTTTCGTCTACCGTTATGTCTTTTGTAGGGACAAAAACACCTATTCCTGTGTCTAAAGTTTCTTCACCAAAACCAAGATTGTCAAAAAATTCTTGTACTTTATTTTTTATTTTATCTGTATATTTTCCGAGACCTGTAAGCATTTGAGGACCAACCATTGTAGCAGGAGCACCTAGAGCTGTTGCTATTGGGAAAAATTGACCTGTCTTGTATCTTATGTCCTCTCGGGGTACATCAATACCTAATTTAGTTTCAGCAAAATTTTCTACATCTTTCGTTGTAGGAGCGACTTTTGACGCTTTGATTAAACCTGCAATGCCACGATTCGGAAGAGATTCTACTATTTTATCTATTGGTACACCCGGGAACAGTTTTTGTTGCAAGTTTTTAGCAAATTCATACATATCCCCATAAAGACCTACTGTTGTTCCAACAGCACCTTTTCCTGCGATTAGTCTAGTTTCATCCAAAAAAGGTTGGGGATCGTAAGTTGCTCCTGCGATTATTTGGTCTAGAGTGGGAGAAAACTTTCCTATACCGGTATTTGCTGCTTCACCACCGTTTTCATAACGAGAAATGACTTTTCGTTTACCATTAACAGTGGATTGTTGAGGAATTAAAGGTCGTACTATCATTTATCCGTAATATTGTATTGGTCGCAAATTCAAAGGTTCATCATCCCAATCATCAGTCGGTAGTTGCACAAAATTGCCCTGACGATAACGCATCAGTGCCTGTGTTGTACTATCCACCAAGTCGTCATACTCCCCATTCGGAAATGCAGCACACTCCTCAATCAATTCGTCTGCCCATCGTTCCTCTGGAGCCCAAATCATCCCACTTTCAAATAGGGGTGAAATGCTGTGTACTCTTGATAATTTATCATTTCCACGGCTAGGTGTAAAGTTTACCACAGGTATACCCATTTGTCTCAACTCATGTGTGAGTGGAGTCCCTGTTGCCTTTGCTTCAATAATCACGGTCTCTGGTTCCCAAAATTTGTACTGCTCATACGCTACTTGCTTTAGTTCTGGAAAGTCCCAACGATCTTTTTTCACATCCAACAGAATTAAACCCATCGGACCCGCTTCTTCTGGTTTAAAAACTCCCCATGTGGTAATAGCTGAAAAGTCAGCCGTCTCACTTTTACTAAACGCTGTATCGTAACTCTGAATAACGTATTCCAAAGCAGGAACATTCGGCTTTGTCCATCGTTTCCACCACTCTCTTTTCAAAATAGATGCCTGATCGCCCGTTGGTTGTTGTTGATACTGAGCGTTCCACTTACTCGGTGGAATGGACGCTTTTACCTTCGTTAAATCCTCTAAAGACCAGAATCCTTCCCAACACGGTTTACCAGACGGCATAATAGCGGGTAATTCTACCACTTCCCATTGGTCTGCATCGGGGTCTTTGAGCTGTGCTTTAATCAATTTGCCCGTCAAATCCTTCTCTGACCACCGTGTCATTACCAAAATAATCGCTCCACCGGGCTGTAAACGCTGTCTCGGACCACCTGTGTACCAATCATACGCATCTTCAAAACCATTAGACGACATTGCCGTTTGCTCCGAGTGCGGATCATCAATAATAATCAAATCACCACCACGACCAGCGAGGTTTGAGCCAACACCCACGGCATAATACATTCCTCCACGGCTCGTGTCCCATCGACCTGCCGCTTTGGAGTCCGCAGAAAGCTTTGCTTCTGGGAAAATTTCTAAATATTCGTCTCTTTCCATCAAATTTTTGGTTTTTCTACCAAAATTAACAGCAAGTTCCGTGGTGTGTGTCGCTTGAATGATTTTCATGTTGGGTTTTCGCCCAATCATCCATGCAGGAAACAAAAAACTAGCAAATTCTGACTTGGTATGCCTTGGTGGCATGTTAATAATTAATCGTTTGAGCTCACCCGATGCTATTTTTTCCAATTTTTCAGCAATAATACGGTGATGTTTGCCTACAATAAACTCAGACCACATTGATTTAACAAACGGGAGAAAACTATCCTTGCATTTATCAATTTTATTGAGTTGAGCGAGTCGTAATTCGAGCTTTAATTTTCGCTCATTAGCTTCTATTTCGTTCATAATCCTTGGTCAAGCATACATTCATCATAAACTTGTAATCCAATGGCATTGGGATTTTCTAACATCCCTCGATACTTTTCTGGATTATCTAGTTTCATACTCATTAACTCCATCACACGCCTATCCACCTCATGCAACACCTTTTCCTCAAAATGAGATAACATTCGATTGGTCTTGACTGAAGGAACCAACCCATGATTCCTTATATCCGCAAATCGTGTCGCCAAATGGTAAATCTCTTCGCACATTTCCCATTCATTCAAATCCTCTAACTTCCACGCATGAGTGTAAGTAAAATAAATAACTGCCCAAAAAATAATCGGTATGAAAACAATAGACATATATGTCTTTTTCATCTCTTCCCTATAGTATGTAAAACATCTACCATACCATCTTTTTGTTCATCCAAGCTAATCTTAAAATAGGGTGGTGTCTGGAGTCCCGAATACGCTACATCGACCACGGAGTCCCCTCGGTATAAATACAACTCGCCTTTTGATCCAAGTTCCGTGACCTTTTTTACAAGAAGCCAGACATTCGCCTTTTTGTGTTTGGACAAAAACGACACTTGGTGTGGACGAATATCCACCTTATTACTGACACAAAATTTTAATTCCACCAAATGGAACCGTGACTCGTGGTCACAGATTAATACATCAGGTATTCCCGGTGTTAACCACGTCTCCAGTCGATTCGCTATCCATGTCGGATGCGTCACTTTCATCGTGTCCTTCATCATCGTCCACAGAGCGTTCTCCTTCCTCCGAATCGATGACTCCTTCTTCGGTGTCTTCAACCTCTTGCCCGTCTTGTTCATCGGTGAGGTGCTTTTGATCGTTTGAGTCAACCCCATCTTCTTCAACTCTTTTTGGAGTAATGTCGATTGCATAGCTATCCCTTATCTCTTTCAGTGCTTTAATTACTTCGTCCTTGGACATCGATTCAATACTGCCGTGGCGTATCTCACTCTTATTCACATAAATGTCCCCCGATGCTTGACCCCTGCGATACTCTGCCATGACCGCTGCCGAGTAAGCACCATTCTGCATTGCCGTGTCACGGATAACTTGTAAATCCCTCAAGTGCCGATCTTTACGCACAGCATACTTTGAATCCAATTCCCTCTTTTGACGCATATATTCCTGATACACATGCGGATACACATTCGGGTTCAACATGTTACTAGCTATCGCACTTGCCGTTTTGGGAGAATATCCTGCATTGATTGCCGCTTCACGTTGCGTGATCGTGCCATCTTTGGTGATGAGTTCCTTAACAAAAAGCTCTTGTTTGCGAGTAAGTGTTAGCGGTCGCCTTTTAGCGGGTGGCTTGTCTTTAGCCCTTAATGTTTGTCTTTGAGAGCTGGGTAACACATAACGGCTCGAGAATCCCAATATAGTCTCCTAATTAAAATGTACGCGGACAAGGGTACAGAAAAAT